ACCACGAATATTGCGGCGAGACCGTGCAGCACCACGCTGCGCGACATCGGCGTCATTGTTAGCGATTACTACAACAGTATCGTTCATAATTGCTTTCCTATAAATACTTGATGGCTTACAGTGGTAAATTTAGTCCTAAAAACTTCAATAAATATTTAGGTGATCCCACGAACATCTGGTACAGATCTCTCTGGGAACGCCGAGTTATGGTGCACCTGGACGGTAACTCGAATGTAATTGAGTGGTCGAATGAAGAAATCGTCATACCTTATTTATCGCCGATTGACAACAAAATGCACCGATACTTTCCAGATTTTTTCGTTAGAATACGCACTAAAAGTGGACTGACAGAGGCTATGATTCTTGAGGTCAAACCGCTGATGCAAGCCCAGCCGCCGCAAAAACGAAGCCGAGTTACCAAGCAATACATTCGTGAGGTTGCAACTTGGGGTGTAAACGAAGCCAAATGGAACGCAGCAGTAGAATACTGTAAAGATCGAAATTGGAAGTTTAAGGTTATAACCGAAAAAGACTTGGGTATATAATGTCACTATTTACAAAAATTAGCAAGGAAATGAATGCTGCTGGAATGCGTCCAAGAACAGATGCAGCCAGAGCATGGCTGGGTGGGAAAATCAGCCAGCTCCGTATCCCCTCAGATCGCTCCAATGTTCTAAACGACGCTTCTAGAATCTCTCCTAGAGCCTTTATCGGTCGTATGTACATGTACCATTACGACCCAAAATATAAAGATGTTCTACCAGTTTACGATAAGTTCCCGTTGGTTATTCCTATGGAGATGTATTCAGACGGGTTCTTGGGTTTAAATTTACACTATCTCGACCCATACAGCAGATTAGCGTTATTGGATAGGCTGATGGATTTCGCCAATAACGATAAATACAACGATACGACCAAGTTTAATTTGTCATATGACTTATTGTCCAGGTCGCGTCGATACAAGATGATTGAACCGTGTATAAAGAGATACCTGTTGAGTCACATTCGTTCATCGCTAATTTACATAGAGCCGAACAGTTGGGAAACGGCAATATTTCTCCCAACCGCAAAAATGGTGTATAAGAAATAATGTCAACAGATAGAGCAGCAGATGGTTTAACACCAGAAGAAAACCAGAAACTAATCCAGCGCAACGCCGATATTGATGCTCTAACTGCGCGCATTAAAAATATACCAGCAAGTGTTTTAAGAGAATTAAATGCTTCTCAGTCAGATTTAATTAATCTCGATAATATCGCCAATCACGCGCTACTTCGTTCTTGTAAATTTGCGATTCACTTATTAAGGCATCCTAAATCATTGCCTGAATTCGCCAACATACCTCTACGGGAATTCACTTTTCTGTGTGATTCGCTAGAACTGCCAGGAAGATCGTTAACCGCAACCGAATTTACTATTCCAGGTAATTTTAAAATTAAAACTCCATATCGAAGAGAGTTTAATGAGATTACTCTGTCGTTTTATCATAACATAAAATTACCTATCTACGACTATTTCACATATTGGATAGATTCTGCTTCTCCTAACATCAGCAGAAACAGTTATTTTGATGACATTACAATTGATATAGATCTAGTTCAGTTCGACGACGCTCACTCAAAGTACGAATTAGTGAGATTAATTAGAGCATATCCATTATCTGTTGCCTCATTACCATGTAATTGGGCTGACGATGGATTTCACAAGTTACAGGTTACAATGTTTTATGAGTACATTCAATCTGTAAACGATTCTACATCGTCTAGAATTAAGGACAGAGCAGATAACACGCCACTATTAGATGCAGATCTAACAGAACAAATAAAACAATCAGAAGAAAAATTCGCCCGAGACATAAACAGTTTTCCTATTCCCACCTTTAACATTAAATAAAGAACAATCTGGAGTAAATTATGCCTTTGCCTAAAATTGAGTTGCCACTATTTGAATTGAAATTGGTGTCGCATCCAGCACCTGTTAAGTTTCGTCCATTTTTAGTAAAAGAAGAGAAGTTACTATTAATGGCTTTGCAAACGCAAGAAGAATCATCAATCTTAAATGCTATCAGACAAGTAATTAACAATTGTTTAGTTTCTCCATCAGATCTAGATATCGAAAAACTACCAATCTTCGATATCGAATATCTGTTCCTGAATCTGAGAGCAAGGTCTGTCGGTGAAACTGCTCACACTGCATATATTTGCAAAAACATCACAGGAACCGAAAAAAACGAAGAAGGATTAGAAGAGCCAGTAGAATGTAAAAATGTTATGGATGTAAAGATTAATCTGTTAGAGATCCATCCAATCAATGCAGAACAACCGTCAAAAATTTATCTAACGAAGGATGTCGGAATTCAGTTAAAATATCCAACCATTTCTTCATTTAAAAGCATAGAAGAAGTTGTCCTATCAGATGATACTGCGCCAATTTATGATATGGTTTATGATTGCGTGGAATATATCTACGATGCAGATAATGTCTATTACAAGAGCGAGTCAAGTAAAGAAGATTTTGTTGAGTTTATGGAATCGCTCACCCAAGAACAATTTGACAAGATTATGAATTTCTTCGTTATGCTACCAAAAATTAGCACCGAAGTAAATCACACCTGTGATAAATGTGGATTTGAACATAATTTAAAATTGGAGGGACTCAGCGATTTTTTTACCTGACCTTTCGTGATGTTTCTTTGCGCGCACACTACAACAACATGTTTACATTGACTCATCAATACAAGTATACTCTTACTGAGTTAGAAAATATGATTCCATGGGAACGAGACATGTATATTGGAATGGTGAATAATTGGGTTAAGGATGAGACTGAGAGGATTAAAAAGAACAAATTAGAATCTCAGGAAAATCTGAGAAAATTGGTTGCTGCTAAAAATAGGAATAAGAGATGAGTTTTTCAAGCGTAGCCTCGCAGCTATACAACATAAAGTCTAGAAAAAATGTAAACTTTAGTACTGCCTTCGGGATAATGGTGCGAGAGGAAATCGCAGCTAGAACATCTGTCTTTAATTTAGTCAGAATAGCGACTGGCTCTACCTTGTTAGCCACGATTTTACAATCAAAATATGGTAAAAGAACACCAATAGAGCGAGAAGAGGACAAAGAACGAAACAAACAAGCAGAACAAGATAAACGATTTAAGATGTTCACTGCTAGTTCTATTGCTAATCTTTCTAAGAGAATTTCGTTAGCAGAAGAAATAACCAAAAGAAATACCGCGATGATTCTGAATCTATACAATGATATTGGATACTCGCGCATCAGAAAAAGAATGAGTCCTGTTAACATAAAAAACTTGAGTTCAGTCAGAGTTCCTATTTCTAGTAGAACTGTTGTTGGTGAGATAGATCAGCTCAAGAAACAGATAGAACAATTAGACAAGTTAAAAAAGGTAAAACCTAAACTTCAAACATCAACAGAAAAAAAGAAAAAAGAAAAACAAGAAAAATTAGAAAATAGTTCAGGAATAGGGTTATTGAGTATAGCGCTCGGCAATCCTAAAATCTTATCACTTTTAACGACTAGACTTGTGCCTTTGGTTGGTGGTGTAATTGCTACTGCTTTATCAGTAAATTCTGGTGCACCCAAAAGAGTAATTCAAAGATTGCGTGGTCAAGATGTAACATGGATTAATCCTGGAACTGGCAAAGAAGAAAAAATGCCTGATTATTTGCAAGAAATTACCAGTAAAACAGATCCATATGTTACTGGTGTTGGTGCTGTCGGTGCTGCAGCCTCAGTGTTTGGTGCAATAGGTGCAGCGAAGGCAATATATGGCGTCGGTAAACGCGTTATGAACAGATTTCGTGCACCTGCAGCTTCAGCAACACCGACAACACCAGCATCAACTTCCAGAGCAGGAGTTGTATCTCAATTCGCGGGATTAAATAAACGACAATTGACAACAGGTGATACAGGCGACAAAGTTGCTGCTATGTTAAATACAAGCAAAAACCAACTACAAAAAATGAGCGTCAGACAAATCAAAGCTGCTCTAAGAACCGTGGCGCCACCAACTGCTGGCATTGTTTCTAGGAAAACATCCGCGCCTGCAGCAGCCAGAGCTGCAGCACCAGTAATATTATCTGAAGTTGTTGATCGAGTGAAAACTGCAACTGAACAAAGTGTATACTTTCAAAAATTTAGTGAAGTTCTTTTAAAACTTGCAAAACCTCTCGGAGTGGCTAAAGTGGGTTTGCTCACGCTTGAAATCTCAAAAATGGCGTCAATCTTAGCAGATTATGGCGACGGAAAGATTTCTTACGCAGATTATAAAAAATATATGAGCGAAAGTTATGCTGAAATGGTTAAAAATGTTGGCATAATTACAGTATCTGCAGCGCTCGGCGCAGCAGGAGGTGCAGCTGTAAGCATATATGCTGGTGGTCTTGGTGCAATTCCTGGTGCAGTTATCGGTTTAGGTGCAGGTATTGCAGTAGATTACCTTGTAGATGATGATAGTTATTTGCCTGTTGGCACATTTATATTCGAAGCCATCCATGAAGGTAAATCGCCACCAACAGCATCCACAACACCCACATCAACAACTCCTGACACTTCTGGCAATAGATTAACAACTTCTGGTGCTCCTAGCACTAGAACAACAACTTCTGCACAATCAGCAGCAACCAGTGGACAGCCGAATGCAGCAAACCCTCCACCAATTTCATCCGGAACTGTCGGTTCTGGCGAAGATATTGCTAAAATTGCAGCAACTGGTGTTGGTCTAAGCGAGCAGGATGCTGCTCGCGTAAAAGAATTTTTAGCGCAGGGTGGTATTGCAGTTACTGATCCTGCAACTGAAGCGTGGTGTGCATCCTATGTTAATTCCGTATTAAGTAGAGCAGGATATAAAGGAAAAACAAAAGTTGCAAATAGTTTTCAAGCATGGGGTGCACCAGTAAGTGCATTTTCTCAAGTTAAAGCAGGAGATGTTGTTATACAAACTAGAGGTCTGACTGCTAGTAGCCCAGGAGGGCATGTTGGAATTGCCACTGGTAGATATGTCAATGGCAGAATAGAAATGATAGCAGGAAATACTGGTAAGGCTGGAGCTGGTGTAGTAAAGCAATATTTTGTTCCAACTACTGATGTTGTTGTTAGAAGAGCAACTGACAGAGAAAAATTATTTAATTTAGCCAGAAACACATCGCAACAATCTAGAGTTGCTGCCTTAACACAATCAGTTACAACTAGTACAACGGTAGCATCAACAAATGACACCGCGACAGGCGCTGCAGCAATAGCATCATTAGCAACTTCCTCAGTTGCACCACCACCTGTCGCGGAAGCAGCCACAGTCTCTTCTGAAACTAATGCCGAGTTAGAGGATCGCGTGGAAGATGCGCAAATTACAGCACATAGCGCTGCTATTGCAACACGACAACTAGCATCTGCTTCGGCTGCTCTGCAAGCAGGAATAAATGAAACAAGAACTTTGGCTATGGATAACGAATTCCCTAGCGTTTTAAACCCGCAACATGACCTATTTTCTCGATATCCTCAAATGGCAAATAGATTAGTCTAAATGAAAAAAGGGGGACTATTTCTAGCCCCCCCAAACATCACTATGGAACGCACACCGTGCTTATAAGCGATGTTTAGTCTTTTGCCAGACGCTCAAAGAACGCCATATCGTCGTCATCGACGCTGACGCTTTCAGCCGTCACTTTCTTGGCAGGAGCAGAACGAACAACAGGAGCATCAGCCTCCTCGTCATCAATCCGAGGAGCAGTTGCACCAGCAACGCCGCCAGCACCAAGAACCTTGTTCAACTTTGCCTTCAGTTCGTCATAGGTCTTGAAGTTCTCAGGCTTCAAGAAATCCTTGAGCGAGTGAGCAGACTTCCAGACCTTTTCAATCTGGGCATCATCACCAGCGAACAATGGAGCAGCAGCCTCGAACTCAGACTTATCGTAGTTGCGATAGCCTTCGACCTGACGAATCTTGACCTTGAAGTTCGCACCCTTCCAGAAGTCAAACGGATTCAGCGGCGTCTCATCAGCAAACTGAGGCTCAAGTTTTTCCTTGATCTTATCAAAGATCTTCTTACCAAACTTATAGAGGAAAACCTTACCTTCGTTCTGCGGTCGCTTGGCGTCAGAGATGACAAGCACATTTGCGATGTATGTCAACTTGCGCTTCTGCTTACGAGCGATTTCCTTGTTTGCTTCGATGCCAGAGTTCCAAAGAACAGTGTTGTACTCAGAAACTGGATCGTTCTTGCCCATAGTGGTGAGAGAGTTCTCAATGTACCAACCACCTGGACCTTGGAAACCATGGGACCAGATTTGTACCCAAGGCAAACCATCTTCGCCGTCAACTGCTGGTGTATCGAGGAAGCGGATAACTGCGTATCCGTTGCCAGCAGCATCAACATCAGGTTGCCAAAAGCGATCATCTGCGCTCTTAGAACCGCCACCACCTGCTGAAGATTGCTCAACTGCCTTCTTCAACTTATCAAGGGACGAACCCTTCTTTAGATTTGATAAACTCATTTGTATTCTCCGTATAGCGTTGTATAAATTGTATTTTGCTTATCCACTTTCTTCATTACCATATTATTATATAGTATTCTGTTGAGCAAGTAAAGCCTTGCGTTTTATTTGCTTCATTGTCTCACTAATCTTGCGTTTATGTTCATCAGATTTAGATTTACTTTTATTATTGTTACTTGCAGCCTTTCCAATTTTATGTTTAGAAGTTTCAGAATGGGCTTTACCTTTGAATGGTGGTAACTGTCGTTTTCTTGCTTCTGAAATCTTTCTTCTTGTTTCTTTTGATTGTTTGCGGTTTCTATTTGATTGCGCAATTTTATCTCTGGCTTCTGTCGAATATATGTAACCACTATTACCTTCACCACCATCAGTCATGTTTCGAAGAATTCCAGTGCCATTATCTTTGCGACCATACCAACGAATGTATCTGCGTTCTAAAGCAAATGCACCGAGTTCTGTCAAACCTGATTCCATAATAACGATTCTTAACTTATCTTTAGGAACTGGAACTGTGTGTTTTCTGGATGCTCGGTCGCCTGTACCCTTCCCAATATAATATGGGGTTCCGTCTGAGCGGACATATGCGTAGATGTAATAAATAGACATGCTGGTGCTCCTCTTTAGCATTAGAGCAGGTGGATGTTGATAGCATCGCGACCTGCATCTCTATTTATACATCTAATAGAATTTTTTTAGTCAATTCCTTGTACTTTTTAGTATCAACAGAAAGAAAGGCGCCATATTTTCTTATCTTGCGAGATATCTTGGGGTAGATAATATCATCTGAAATCTTCTTGTCCCAAATTTGAATATAGTTGAAGATGTTGTTCAGAATTACCATCGTCTCAACAGTTACTTCTTTCTGCATAAACAAATTTAGTAGTGGAGGAAATTGCCCATCCTCTACTTTGAACAGAGAATTGAATTGCTTTGGCTCTGGGCAAATTCCAACAAGATCTTCTTGATAGATCTTACTCATAGAATCTGTCACTCTTTTCCAGTTTCGAAATATTTCGTCTGATTCTTCTTCCAAAAGAGTTTTGGTGAATTTATCGTCACTGTGTACAAAATTAGCAACCAGAAATGGAACCATCTCATCGTCGCGATACTTGCGCGCCAGACGATGGAAAAGAAACTTGTCGCGGCGTTTTTGAAATGCATCTATTGATACTCGAGTTTTGCCATCATACTGAAAGAAGTTATAACTCTCAGAAGTAAAGTGTAGTTTAATCGCCTGATAGATGCAATAAAGATCGTATCCGTTCAAATCTGCCCTCTCTTAAACTTCTCAAGAAGATCGCGCATCTTGGCTTGCGTCGCTTCGTCAATCTTCACTTCATCTTCTTCGTTATTCTTTTCTGCTTCGTTTACTGCTTTGACTAACTCAGATGCACTCTGAGTTCCTGTAAAGAAAGCAGGAAGCATCAGCCACCAAAGAGATGATTGCGTGATGTAAATCATCACTCCCGTAAATGACCAAACAAAAATATTCCAGATTAATAGTTGCCAAGTCATAGTGGCAGTCTGCTTCCTCGCGGCAAGAATCTCAACTCCATTGCTTCACCTTCAATGATACTCTTCAATGAGTCATTGATCAAACTGGCGGCAACTTCAATCTCAAGATTGTTGCGTTCACAGTATGTTGTAACAGCATCCATGTGATCAATCTTTTCTTGAATAGCCAGATTCATAATCATCATAGAGAAGTTATTTTTTTCTTCACGATTTGCCATATTAGATCTCATAAGCACTCAGTGTCTCATTTAGTTGTTGCGTCACGCGAACAAAAGTTGTTCTCTTGCTCAGTTCTTTTAGTTCTGATGCTCCCACATATGTACATGCTGAACGCAACCCACCTAAAATATCTTGAATAGTTTTGCTCACTTCACCGCGATATGGAATCTCTACAGTTTTGCCTTCAGATGCTCTGTAATTGGCAACACCACCATTATGCAGATCCATGGCTGTATCGGAACTCATGCCATAGAATCGATTGTCACCAAATGACGAAGCACCACCTTCCTTGTGACCCGCCAACATTCCACCAAGCATCACGAAATCAGCACCAGCGGCGAATGCCTTCACAACATCCCCTGGAACAGAACACCCGCCATCCGCTATGATATGACCCCTGAGACCATGAGCAGCATCCGCACACTCAATAACCGCACTCAACTGTGGGTAGCCGATTCCTGTCATCTTGCGTGTTGTGCAGACAGAGCCAGGACCAATGCCAACTTTCACGATGTCAACACCCGCGAGAATCAATTCCTCTGTCATCTCTGGTGTAACAACATTACCCGCCATCAAAATAACACCAGGGTATCGTTCGCGGAATTTCTTAATGAATTCTACGAACGCTTGTGTATATCCATTCGCGACATCGATGCAAACTTTAATATGTTTATCGCCCACTACATGATAAACATTATCGAATTTGTTTAGATCTCTGTCACTAATACCAAGAGAGTAAACGCTGCTGTTGAGTTTCTTTTTAAAATGGTCTATCAATTCAACATCTTTGAAAAGCTTTGTC